TCTTCAACGCGGGTGGCCTTCTGAAATTGTAAATGCCCTTGCAGTCTCTAATAACGGCGGAGTATTTACAGTTACATACCCAGACCATCTTCGTCAAAAAATAGAGAGCCTTGAATACGGCGATGGTCCTAATCCACCATCACCAGTTATGCGCTCTTTTGGCTATAGGGCTGATAAAACTGCAAGCCGTATTTATGAGTTAACTCATGAATCCTTAATAGAAGCGAACAGGATTTAATATGGGTAATCCATTTATCATTGCAGAAGACCTAGCCTTAAAAACCTTGCTACAAGGGATGACCGTGTCTGATGAAAAAAATGCTAGTCGTCAGGTGAAGGTGTGGTTTGGTTATCCAGACGTAGAGGTCAGGACCCAAGAGTTCCCATTTGTCACTATTGATTTGATTGACATGATTCCAGCAAACGAGAGGCAAACCTCTGGAATGCTTACAGACAATGATTACCGCGGAACTATTGCTCCAATATCTGGTAGGACATACTCCTACGAGATACCAGTAGCTTTTGATTTGGTGTATCAAATTACAACCTACGCGAGAAACCCTCGCCATGATAGGGCCATTATTCATCAGCTAACCACTAAGTTTCCATCAAAGTACGGCGGCTTGTTAGTGCCTAATGAACTAGGTACTGAAACATCAAGACGACATATGTTCCTTGATGGGTTTGCAAAAAGAGATGCAGTTGAAAGTGAAACTGGAAACCGCAGACTTTTGCGCAATATCTATACAGTAAGAATTGTTAGCGAACTTACTCCGCTTTCTGCAAAGATTGCAACTAAGCGAGTTGAGGAAGTTAACATTAACACTAACCCAGTGTCCGTACCACAAGCCGTAATCCCTGCAGGACTAACAAAACTTTAATACACGGTCACCAAAGTCTATCTAAAGGAGATATAACAAATGGCAGTACTACGACCAGGGGTCTACGTCGAAGAGACGCTCAACCCTGTTGCACCTGTAGTTGGGCCAAACTCAGACTCTATTGGTGCCTTCATTGGTACTAATGACAGAGGACCAGTTTTGACTCCAACTCTTGTAACCTCTTGGAGCCAGTATGTAACAACGTTTGGTTCTTGGAACACCACAGCAAATAACGACCTTCCGTTAGCTGTATACATGTTCTTTTCAAATGGTGGAAGTCAATGCTACGTAACACGCATAGCAAACGGAGCAACAACAGCAACCCGTTCTTTTGCAGACCGTGCAGCTACCCCATCAGCAACTCTTCAAGCTCAGGCTAAGAACCCTGGTGCTTGGGGTAACAATATTAATCTTTCTGTTGTCAACTCAGTAACCTCAGGCCTATTTGACCTGCTTGTTTACTACAACGGCAACACTGATGCAAACCTAGTTGAGCGTCATAATGACTTATCAATGACAGCTTCAAACGCACGTTATGCACCAACAGTTGTAAATGCAGGGTCAAACTACATTACGTTGACTGACCTTAACTCTGGCAACACAGGCGCTACCCGCAACCCAGCAGTTGTATCTAATCAGACTCTAGCTTCTGGAGGAGCTGGAAGTGCTGTCGGAAACACAGACTATGCAAATGGTTTGTTAAGTTTTGATACTGTTAAACAGTCTTTGGTTCTTAACATTCCAGGAAACTCAACTGTTCCAGTTATCAACGCAGCAATTGGGTATGCAAACAGCAGACAAGATGTGTTTGTAGTTATTGACGGAGTATACGATGTTGTTTCTACACAGCTTGCTCTTGCTTCACAATACACATCTAACTCTTTAGCTGCAGTTTATTATCCAAACCTATTAATCTCTGACCCAACAGCCGCTGTTGGTTCAGGCTCAGGTCGCACCGTAGCCGTTGGCTCTGGCGCTGCAGTAGTAGGTTTAATGACAGCAACAGATGCTTCTCGTGGAGTATTTAAAGCACCAGCAGGTCTACAGGCTCGTCTAGCTGGAGTTGTATCTGCTGTAACTTTAACAAACGCAGAACTTGATAGTCTAAACTCAGCGGCCGCACCAGTTAACGCAATTAAGTTTGTACCTGGTTCTGGCTTTGTTGTAATGGGCTCTCGTACATTGAAGCCTGGCTATGTTGATAAGTACGTACCAGTACGTCGTACTCTTATTTATCTACGTAAGGCTCTTACAGACCTTACAGAATTTGCCATCTTTGAACCAAACGATGAAGCACTATGGCGTCGTATTGAAGCAGGAATTAGTACTTTCCTAACAGACTTCTGGAGCAAGGGCGGCCTACGAGGAGCAACTCCTCAAGCAGCATTCTTTGTCAAGGTTGATGCAGAAAACAACCCGCAAAGTTCAATTGATAATGGATATGTAAACATCGAAGTCGGTGTTGCATTACAGCGTCCAGCTGAATTCGTTATCATTAAAATCGGTCAGTTTGACGGTGGAACCACCGTTACTGTGGCGTAAAGGAGATAACCACAAATGGCTAGCAGCATAATCAACCGCCACTCAACCTTGGCAACAGACCCGTTACGCTCGTTTCGGTTTTTTGCTCAGTTTGAGGCAGCTAAAGAAGGTGGCGTGTTTAATAACAAACTCGTTACTTGGTCAGGCGGCTTTAGCAACATCAGTGGTTTGAGCGTTAATACTCAGGCCATCCAATACCGTGAAGGCGGTTACAACACCACAGTACACCAGGTACCTGGCATGACTACCTTTACACCAATCACATTACAGCGTGGAGTTCTTGACGGAAACGACCAAGCAATCACATGGATGCGCGGCTTATTTGCTGCGTCAGCTGGTGAAGGTCTTGCTGTTTCTACAGGCAAAGGCTTCCGCGTAAACATTAAGGTCTTTGTTGCAGACCATCCAAACTCTGGACCAACAGACATTCAGAGATACAAGATGGGCTTCAAGATTCATAACGCTTGGATTACTGCGCTAAACTATACAGACCTTAACGCAGCAGACGGAGCAATCTTGTTTGAGTCAATGACTCTTGTTCACGAAGGACTATCAGTGTTCTTTACTGACGACGATGGCAAAGACCCAGCAGGACTTATTTCGTAATTAAAACTACCTTTAGGAGTATAAATCGTGCCAGACATTATTACCGATGCAGAACTTGTAAATAAATTTGCAGCTAAGGCGATGGAGGAGCCTGCGCCTGTTATTAAGACGCGGGCCCCTTCAGAGTCAGAAGTATCTTTGCCAGGTGGCTTTGTAGAAGCCAACGGTGAAGTAGTAAAGACAGTCGAAGTAAGGGAACTTACTGGAGCTGATGAAGAAGCAGTTGCTAAAGCTGGTTCTTCAGGCAAGGCACTAGATGTGCTATTGCAAAGAGGTCTAGCAAAGATTGGGTCAAGGTCTGTAGAAAAAGAAGACCTAAACGCATTACTTGCAGGAGACCGTGACGCAATCCTTTTAGGTATTAGAAGGGTTACGTTTGGAGATGATATGGAAGTTGGCTTCCGTTGCCGCACCTGCGGTGAAGAACAAAGAGCCGTATTGTTTCTAACTAAAGATGTGCCAGTTGTTTCTCTAGAAGACCGTGTCCAAGAGGGCACTTTTGAAATTGAAACAAAGAAAGGCACAGCTGTTGTTGCTTTACCTAATGGAATTACACAACGTAAGTTGATGGAAAACATTGATAAGACAACCGCAGAAATTAATACGCTATTACTATCTGGATGCATTGTTTCACTAAACGGCTCACCATCTTCTGGAGCTTCTACTGCCCTATCACTAGGTATGGCAGACAGAACCAAAATCGTTGATGAAATTATCAAACGTAACCCAGGCCCACGCCTAGGGGAGGTGAAGAAGGCTTGTCAGGCATGCGGCGAAGATATTCTTCTGCCGTTAAGCTTGCTTGATTTGTTTCGCCTTTAGCGAAGCAGATTACGAAAGTCTTCTAGACCAATACGAAATCTTAACTAGGACTTTCGTTGGTTGGACACTTACAGAAATTCGTGGGCTCTCACCTAGAGAGCGCATGAACTGGTTAGAGCGGTCAAAAAGGACACGATAGTAAATGGATTCTAAACAGAGCCTGAACCTCGGTGGTTCATCACATAGTGGTGCCGCCGCCTCAAACATGCAAAGGTTTGAGTCAGCTGCTCGAGGCGCACATACAAACTTGCTACAAATGGCAAGCACGCTTCAGAGCAGAGTTTTGCCATCCCTTGCTTCAGCTGAAGCAATGCTTAATCGTTTTGGCAGCAGGGCTCGTAATGCTTTTTCTGGTATAGGTGGCGGCGGTAGTTCTAATACCGTAATGGCTCAGCCAACTTTTTCAAACCCTGGTAACACTACAACTCCTGGCGGACCTACCCCACCATCTGGTGGCGGAGGTGGCGGTGGAGGCGGCACAGCGCCTGCGGCTGGTGGTCAGGGGCCAAGAAGCAATTCAGTATTTCAACAACCTAGTGGTAACACTGCTGGAACAATTGCAGCAGCTGCAGTTACCGCTGGTGGTCTTGCCATGCCTACGACTGATGAAGCGTTTAGGATGCAGCTTTATACCGCACGCGGCAGTTTGGTTTTTGGTCCTTCATATGGAAGAGCTGGTGGCGGATACAACGGTGTAGGTCAATTTGTTGGTGGCGATGATTCTCGCAGAGCAAGTTCTTACAACGACACAAGAGATTTATTAAACCGCATGGCAAAAGGCGGAACTGTAAAAGATGAATTTGATGCCGCACGTTCTTTGCAAGTTATGCGACAAAGCGGTTTGTATGGAGGCTCTGCAGCTAACGCAGCAAACCTTGCTATGGGTGCCTCTCAAATGTCAAACTTAACTCCAGGTATTGGTGTTGAAGGCGCTATGCAAGCGCAAGGAGCCGTTCAAAGAGGACGCTCTGTAAATATGTTAAGAGCTGTTGGTATCCGTATTCGCGATGACCAAGGCAATATGAAACCTCTTCCACAAATTATTGACGAACTGTGGATGAAGCTTGAAAGAGAAAAACGTAAAAATGGTGGAAGTGGAAGCACGCTAAGAGACGTGCAAATATCTTTGCAACCTGGTAACGCTCTTGCAACTATGTTAGATAACCTGTTTGGCAATGACCCATACTTAAGAGCCCAGGTTGAAGACGGTCTTTTGTTTAAAGCTCAAAGTGGTGGCATGAGTATGAGCGACCCAAGAGCTAAAAAGAAAATGGAACAATTAAACTTTACAACTTTTGCTGCAAGTATGCAGAGCCAAAGAACAGCCCAGGCTGCTGAGTTCATATCAAGAACCGCACCTATGATGGCGGATTCAAAGGGAAGAGCAGACCAAATTCTTTCTTACATCAGTGGCTTCTTTACAGAGGTTGAAAAGTTTACTGGATTTATTTCTACACTTGGTTCTACCAAAGGTTTCTTTGAAACCCTTGGCGGCGGCGGCAGAGGTGGTATTGCTGGATTCTTTGCATCACTAATTCCTAATCCAATAGCCTCAGCTATATCAGGCATATTTAAAGCTGACGGTGGACCTGTTGATGAAAAGCGTCCCTATATTGTGGGAGAGCGCGGACCCGAACTCTTTGTTCCTGCAGAAGATGGCGTAATCATATCTAATGATGATTTAAAGAATTACCCGTTCCGACACACTGGTGGAGTTGTACATGGTTCAAAGAAAGGCCAAATTGAACTAAACGATAAGTCTTCTAATGAAGACTTTGCTAAAGCAATGCTTATGCATTTGAACGCTCCTTTAACAAAGGATGCTATTGATGCATTAAAGATATGGCAAAACTTTGAGGGTGGACATTTCCAAAACTCTGCAAAATATAATCCATTAAACACCACACATAACAAATACTCTAATAAGTCTATGAACCATGTTGGAGTTAAGGTCTATGACAGCTGGGATGATGGACTACACGCAACTATTGAAACGCTTACTGGTGCAAGAGCTGGAGCTAGAGGCTACGCCGATATTGTAAAGGCTCTTCAATCTGGAGCTAGTAAAGAAGAAATTCTTGCTGCAATTAATAACTCTGCGTGGGTTACGGGCAAGACGGGCGAGAACCCATATAAGTTTGGTAAAAATCAATCGGCATCTGATTGGGCTGGCTTCTCTGGCATGTCTCCAAAAGATGGTGGTTTGATTTCTGGCACAGACAGATGGGGCGGATTCTTTGATGAGTTTACAAAAGGTTTTTGGGATAGCTCAAAGAAGATGCAGCAACAGGCTGCGCAACAAGGCGCTCAAACATCTAACAACTACAACATGGGCGGAGTTACCATTAAGGTAGATGGTTCTTCTTCTAGCCCATTGGGATTAGCTGAAGCTCTTAAAAAGATTCTTTCAGATAAAGACTTATTCAAACAGGTAGCGGGGTCATAACATGCCACTTCCATTAGCCGTTCCTTTAGCTCTTGGTGCTATTCGTGTAGGCACTGCTGTTATTGCACGTTCTAGAGCAGTAAGTTCTGCAAAGATTGCAGTAAACGTTGCTACTAAATCAAAAGCTGGTGGCACAGTAAAAACTGTTGTTAATAAAACAGTTAAGAATCCGTCAGTTAAAACTGTAAGCGTTAGCGCTAAGGCAGCAAAGACAGGTAAGGCAGCAACAGCTGTAGCCGCACCATCACTTGTAACTAGAGTTTTAGGTTTTACTAGAGCTGCTGGACCAACAGCTGGTCCTGTGGGAACTGGGCTCTCTGCTCTTGCTGGTAGTGCTGCTTGGTATTTAACTAATAAAAATAAAAATAAAAAAGCTGGGTTAGGAAATAGACCTCTTGGTCAAGGAAGTAAAAAGGGCGGTAAAGGAAAAGACAGCGCCTCTGGAACTCCTCCTACCCCACCAACACCTACACCAAACAACTTTAAATTTAACTTGCCGCCACATAGCTGGAGTCTTCCAGTAAGACCTCAGGTAGTTGTGCCTGGCGTTACCGCTGGTTCAGACAACGGATTAATAAAGCACGGACTTAGAAGAGGAAGACTTTGGTTTTTTGATAACGCGGGAATCATGTCTACCTATAACTATGATACAGGTGAGGTAGAAAGCTCTAGAGACAAAGCGGCAAAAAGACTTGAAGACGGACAATACAAAGGCTCTCAAAGTGCTATAACCCTTTCTAAAACTATGTACAACTATGGGTTTCAGTTTTTATGGAACCCAGAAACAATTGCTCTTAGTGTAAATAGAAACATGGACGTTACCCCAACGGCTGCAGACGTCTATACATCTGTGTCTGGAGCATTTCCTGGACAGGAAAGTATTTCTTTTACAGTAATCTTAGATAGAACAAATGACATGGCCTGTATAAGAAGTAAATCTATTGCTGACACTGGCACTCCTTTGAGTACCTTAAACAACATTGCTT